CTACAGAAAGTGTAACCTCTAATACAGGTCTTACTTTCACAAAGATACCTGGACTTGTTGCTACACAAGCTACTGCTCTACGTCGTATTACTGCCTATATTGCAAACGCTGTAACTACAGCAGTATCTACTACGCTTACTTATACTGGTAATCTTGCTTTTACTGGTGGTTTTGTAGAAGTAGCAGCAATAACTGGTATAAGTCGTATTGGGACAGATGCGGTACGACAATTTGGTATAGGCAATTCTATAGCCTCTAATACAGTCGGCAATATGGTGATGCCAGCACCAGCGCTGACTACTAACCCCATTGTTACTTGTGTTAACTCTGATACTGGTAGTGGTACGCCTGCTGTAGTTGGAACTGGTTGGATTCAACTTACAGCTTTGACATATGGCTCGCCCTCTTCAACTCATTCAGCACATTACCGTAATGATGGTTGGACTTCGGATACAGTTCAAGCAACTTCTTATAATGCCCCACGTTGTGCACTGTGCATTGAGATTGATTCAAGTACAGGTGTACCACCTACACTTGCTGACTTAACTGTTACTGAAGAGGCAGATACTCTAGCTGCAGATGGTAGTGTCACTGAGACACTATACCCCCCCTTAAATGCTAATCTTGCAAAGATTGAGGGGGGCGATGCAGTATCCTCGGCAGGCGTAGTCTTTTGGGTAGCACGAACGGCTAACCTTGCTAAAACAGAGGTTGCCGATACTCTAGTTTCTGTAGCTAGTGTAAACCCGCTGCTTGAGACCTTTAAAGAGGACTTTGAACTTCCACTTGACACAGCAAAGTGGACTCCCTATGCTACTGGCGGAAGTGTTACTTTTGAGGGTGGAACTTCTGTCCAGGCTATAACATCGGCGGTCGATGGTAATCAAGCGACTATTATCTCAAAAGGAACTTATAACTTTCTTGAGAGCTCGCTTTTCTGGAAATTTGTTCAGCCAATACGTGTATCAGGTGATTTATCTGGTGTACAGAATGGTATGGGGGTTCGGACACCAACTGGTGGTCGTACGATCCAGTGGTTCCTAGATACAACAGGTGCTTTACAAGCTGTAAAGCAAGATAACTTTAATATAACTGTTCTTGCAACAGTTGAGCCCTCTTACTATACAAATCCATTTCCTTTCACATGGCTACGCGTACGTGAGAAGGCAGGTATAACCTACTGGGATTCGGCCCCAGACACCGCGTCTAATCCTCCAGTTGAAGGCGATTGGGTTAATAGGCATTCAGTTGCTACTAGTACTATTGCGGGACCATGGAACAACTGCCAGGTCAATATCTATACCTATATGGGGACAATGACGGCAGGTGTCCCCCTCCAGCCACTAAAGATAGATGCAGTTAACACTGCGACAGCTGCATTAATACCCTTAACAGCTAATCTAGCTATTATTGAGACAGCAGACAGCTTAGTAGCTAATGGCTCAGTAGTCGACACATGGCTCCCACTAACTGCTGACCTTTCAAAGACAGAAGGGGGCGACACTGTATCCTCTGATGGTACAGTTTTCTGGGTATCGCGTACAGCCAATCTAGCTAAAACTGAACTTGCTGATACACTTTCTGCAAGTATTGTAAATCCTCTTATTGAAACCTTCACAGAGGATTTTGAAGCTCCAATTGATACTGCGAAGTGGAATGCTGTTACTGCTGGTGCTACACTAGAATTTACTGGTGGAACTGCGTTTGAAAATATAACATCAGCAGTTATTGGTAATCAAGCAGCTCTTATTTCTAAGCAAACTTATCGCTTAATTGAGAGTTCACTCTTCTTTAGATTCGTTCAACCAATACGGCTAACTGGTAATGTAGGCGGTATTGAAACTGGTATTGGTGTTAAGACACCTACTGGTGGTCGTACTATTCAATGGGCTTTAGACACCGATGGAGCCCTGAAAGCTGTAAAGCAGGATAACTTTGTAACAACTGTTTTAGCTATAGTTGAACCTGCTTATTACTCAAATCCACTTCCTTATTCATGGTTACGTATACATGAAAAGGCTGGAGTAGTTTACTTCGATTCAGCTGTAGATACTGCATCTAATCCACCTTTAGAAAATGAGTGGATTAATAGGCATTCGGTTGCTACTAGTACTATTGCAGGGCCGTGGAATAACTGCCTTGTCAATGCTTATATTTACATGCATACGGCGTCGGGTGTTCCAACCCAGCCGTTGAAGTTCGATGGACTAAACATAGCAACAGCACCTATATCAGGATTTGTTGTTGCTGACCTTGAAAAGACAGAGCTTGCTGATAGCCTCGTCTCCGATGTAGACGTTATAACAGGTGCCGCCCTTTCAAAGACAGAACTACCTGATAGTATAGCTTCTAATGTAAACGTAACAGTAACTGCTAATCTCGCAAGAACAGAAGGGGCAGATACCCTAACAGCTAATGACACAGACGTAACGGTAAGTGCTTCGCTCTCAAAGATAGAGGGGGCAGATACCTTAGTTTCTGATGGCATAGTAGTTTCATTTGAAACTATTAATTGTAATCTTACGGTTACTGAAGTCGGGGATAGTTTACTTGCTACTGCATCTGCAGAAGATCAACCTACTATCTATGCTAATCTTACAAAGACTGAAGTTGGTGATAGCTTACAAGCTAATGACACCGATGTAATAGTAAGTGCCAATCTTGCAAGAACAGAAGGAGCTGATGCTCTAAGTGCTACTGTATATACAAAGATTGAAGCTAACCTCTCGAAGATAGAGTCGCCAGATGTACTGACTGCTAATGATACAGATGTAAAGATTGTTGCTAATCTAGCAAAGATAGAGGGGGCCGATACTTTAGTTGCTAATACTGGTGTAATAGTAACAGCTAATCTTGCTGTCACAGAGACTGGTGATACATTACAGGCTAGCTTAGGTACACCAACTGCAATAGGCTTAGTCTTTGAGTATAGTCCTGACGCTTTGGTCAACCCTGGTGCTTTCAGCATGAGGACAACGGCAACGAGGACGTACCTCAATGTCAAGGGTACAGCCCCTGTCGTAGAGAGCGACTATGCATCTATTACTACGACTGAGCCACAGGTACTGACGAGCTTGATAGATCTTGGGGGACCATCAGTTATTAGTAGAACAAACGGAGTACAGACAGATATGGATGTCGCCCCCCTTGGTGGCATGATGGGTAAGTATAAGTTTTACTTCGGTGCAGGGGCAGGAAATAAAGAGCCGTTCCAGGGAAGGATGTACCAGTTCATTGCTCGAGGTAAATTTAGCAACGCAGCACAAGTTGCAGACATAGAGAACTATGTAGCCATGAAGACTGGTGCTGAGATGCCTGCTGTTACTACTGTAGAGGTCAGACCTGGTGTAATTAGACGAGTTAACCGTCGCCCGAGGTGGTATCAGTTTGAAATACCGCCCTGGATAATGATGGTTCTTGTATCTATTTGTATTAGCAGCTTATTAGCAGGATGTGCTATAGCAGTAAATGATGAAGAAATGGAGGTTCGTATGGAAGAAGTGATAAAGTATTTAACAACAGTCCCCTTTATTTAGGAGTTAATATGAACTATTTGAATATAGTTTTGCTAGTCGCTGCATTTGTGCTATTTGTTTTAGGTGCTATTAATATACCTACAAGTAGATTCAACCTCATAGCTGCAGGTCTGGCCTGTTGGGTAGCCGCACAATTCTTAGTAAGGAGCTAACATGGCTTTATTTGAAAGAGGAAAACCACCTCCATCTCCGGCACCTATGCCTGAGGGCGAATTAACTGGCACATTCACGGGGACATTTACAGGGTCATTCGTTCCCTCGAGCGGTCCTGCACCATCTCCAGGTCCATCACCAGCACCTAGTCCGACACCTACACCGCCGTCGCCATCGCCTGCACCTGGACCTTCTCAAGAGGTCGAGCTGCGTATGGTGAATAGTAAAACCTTTCTCCAAGTCGGTGACCCTGCGTACTGGATCCAAGACGATACGTGGGGGGTACAGGGCATGACTCGTGGCACGTACTCTGGTCCTAATGGTAACCAGTACGAGTCGTACATTGGGCGTAACGCAGAGCCCAATGCCGGTGGCGGTGTCTCATGGCGCGTAGCCGGTAAGTTTCCTAAAGGCTCAAACGAAGTCAAAGCTTACCTTACTAATATCTATGGCGCAAAGCCTGGCTATCACAGCGACTGGGTTAATCCTGGCGGTCTTGATGTGGAGCTACCTGACGGGTCTATTTCTAACGTAGCACCATCAGGCGAAACACCAGGTACATTTCTGCCGTTGAAGGTAGATAATCTGCCCCCTATTCACTCTTCCTTTAAATGGAAGCACATGGCACCACCTACTGGTCTGGGGCAGCTAGTCTATGATATCTGGTTTCAGAAGGTGCCTGATCAAATCTGGGGCTTCAACAATGCCCCCCTCACGCATGAGTTCATGATTCAACTTGTGAACTGGGGGGACTATGGTGGACATCCTAACGGATCAAACCCTGCATGGTATAACCACGACGTCACTCTAGAAGGGCTGGTGTGGCATGTCTACTATGTCGAGAACTTCGGTAATGGCTGGAGGTTCATTGTCTTCAAACCCGACGTGGATGTCAACGACCGTACTCTGAACTTGACTGCCTTCTTTGACCATGCAGCATCTAAAGGCTGGGTCAATGGCGACGAGTATCTAGTTGACATTGAGTGTGGCATTGAGGCAGTGGAGGAGACGTGCGACATGCAGATAGATAATTATAAAGTTTGGAAGTGAAATATCTAGCCGCCCTACTCCTATGTGGTTGTACAGCGATGTCTGGGCAATGCTACTTCGTCATTGACTTGACAGAGAAACTTGTCTACTGTGAGCCTGACGGCTGGATAATCATTATACCACCTAAACTTATTGAAATAGACCCAAATGGAATCAAAATGCAGCAATGAAAGGAGCGTCAAAATAAACGTCGTAGGCCTATCAGGGCCTACGGCCAAAATCTCCTCCCGGCCTCCTTTTGGCTCCTCAAATCGCTCCTTTATCGATCGTTTTGGCCCCTTTATTCAAAGCTCCAATCTCTACCTGCCTTGACCCACATTTTAGATGCATTCATGTCATAGGGCATGCTGTATCTCACATGGATGATTTTGCAGGAGGTGTTGAGGAGCTCTTTTGTGCATCTGAGACAAGGGGGGTGAGTGACGTACAAGGCTGAGATTCTATGTATGTCGCTGCAGTTGAGTAAAGCATTTTGCTCTGCATGTACCGCCATACATCTATCTGATCCTGACGGTAAAGTAGCACCCCCACAATCAATGTCAGTACAATGTGGAAAATTATGCGGTGTCCCATTATATCCAGATCCTATAATTCTATTGAACTCATCTACAAGTACTGCACCTACGGCTAGTTTAGAGCATGTCGCCCTTTGACTAAGCACATAGGCGATGTCCAACATAGTTGCCTTAATCGTTGGACGCATCAATATGCCTCCCGATCAGCCGTGCTATCTCGGCATCAGGTGCCACCCATCCTGGAGGCTTGATTGCATCCACCTCGTTGCCGCGGTGTGTCGTCCCCCTTACTTTCCGCATATTAGCTGCTTGAACAGCATCCCAACATTTATTAACAGGGACGCCCATACTATAAAGAGCACCAAGCGCAACATAAATAAGGTCCAGGAGACCGTCTGTAGCTTTGACAATGTCCCCCTCATAAGCGGCAGTAGCATACTCCTCTAACTCCTCATTTAAGAATCTGACTTTCTCGGTAGTGAAGAGGTCAGACGTAAGGGTAGGGAGGAGGGGAGGATCTACTTTTAGTATCTCTTTGTGGAACTTGGCCACGTCGTCATACATTGAGGTCATAATGAATCCTTGGAAATCCTTCGTAGTCTTTAAAGATAAAGTCATCTGGCACAAAGCTTTCTATAGAAGCTGAAGATCTAAGTTCATAAAGTATTCCTTTCTTAATAGGATTTATCGCTTGTTTGTCCCACGCAGTGATGTGGTTTTCGTAGACGTGTGTGTCTCCGAGCTGGAAACTGAGTCGTCCTGGAGCATGATTGAGCTCCTTGGCGATAAGACACAGGAGAGCAGCATAAAGGATAACATCGGACGGTAGACCAAGACATAAGTCCACGGACCGCATATAGACGTTGCAGTGAAGGGTAGGTCCAATAGTAACATAGTATTGAGCTATGATATGGCAAGGGGGAAGACACTGATCGGTCTCCGACGGATCCCAGGTAATCATTAGATGACGCCTGGAGTATGGGTCCTTTTTTAAACCTTCTAACAAGACTTGTAACTGATTGATACCATGGTAGTCTAGCCACTTTGCACCATATATTTTACCTACGCGCATATCCTCTGTGTCTCGCCCGAAGTTCTCACTCCATGCTCGAGCATTGTCTTCCCAGTAGTGACACCCAAAGTTCTTAAACGTAGACAAGTATTCTGCCCCCTTCAAGAAGGCAGCTAGTTCACCAAGAACAGACTTTGGATATAGCTGTCTGGTTGTAAGCAAGGGGAACAAACCCTCTGCTAGCCCTGGAACGTTTAAGGTCTGACCGAAGAGACTCCGAGTCAGACCCGCTCTGGAGGGCCTGATATCACCATTGAGTATTACATGATCTATTAGATTCATGTAATTGCGCTCATAGGTCATCCTCATTCCACGTCTGGATCTAGGAAATCTAGGTAGAACACGGCGTAGTTTATAAGGTCACGTACTGTGTCTATGACCTTCTCGTGGTTCGGCTCCCTGTTGCCCTCGACTAATGTCTTCAGGCGCAGTGTCTTCACATGTAGCATCTGGACGTATGACCTGTCGCCGAAAGGGAAGTAATCTGCAAGAGGCGTATCGCCCCCTTTATTGCTTCCATAGTCTTCGTGTTTCTTCTCCATGAGTTTGATATTTTCATCGAGTAGTTCAAGAAATCTTTGACGGTTCATGATATATCCTTAAATGAGAGGGGGAGCTGTTAACTCCCCTTGTTGTTACTCGGCGGGTTGTGTCTGCTGGTCAGGAGGCGTCGTGGCTTCCTCCATGTTCTTGGCATCAGCCTCCATCTGCTTCCTGACTTCGGCGTACTTCGCTTCAACCTCGGCGCGGATACGCTCTTCAACTTCAGCACGGATCTTGGACTCAATGTCGCCCTTTACACCTTCTTCACGCTGCTTCTTCTCGAGCTCTTCTGCCTTTGCTATGAGCTCAGCAGCCTTGGCACGGAGGGCAGCAGGATCGCCCGAAGTCTTACCGCCTCCTCCACCACCGTTGCCCTTCTTGATCGCATTGCGGTAGTAGGCGATACAAGACATAGAAGTCCTAGCTGTAGGGAACTGCTCATTTATCATGTTGAGCACTTCCTGATTTGTTTTGCCTTGAACAATCTGTTCCTTGGCAAATGCACCAATACCTTGATTCGGACCACGCTTACCGGAACTATTGTACTTCTGTTTCTTATCTGAAGAGTCAGCATTCCCGGTGTCCTGACCACTAGTGTCTTCACCATTACCTTGGAGCCCATTGATTGCCTCAATGAGTGACTCTTTAGTCTTATGAGCATCATCTGGCTCCTTGCCCAACTCTTCACAACGGGTGGTGTAGATATCAAGCAAATCAGTGAAGCTCATCTCTTGCAAATTGGCTGTTTCCATTTTCAAATCTTTCAAAAATTAGTTAGAAATTTGTAGTGCTTTCGCAGCTACAAATATAATTATAACGCCTATTTCGCCCAATGTAAATACCCTATTACATCCCGTTACATTTTGAACTTAAGGGCTTCATTTACATCATCTTGGGTAGCATTCTTCCTGGTTAGTACATCGGAGACCCTTTCATCTATGGTTTTTGTTGCTAGTAGCATGTAGTTTCTTACGGCATTCTTCTGACCGCTTCTATGTAGTCGTTTCACTTGCTGAATGAAGTCCTCTAAGTTGTAAGTCATAGAGAACCAACATATGGCTGCACCCCCAAACTGGAGGTTAAGCCCTAGGGACGTAGACGCAGGTTGTACCAGTAGTAGTGGTACGTTGCCTGTGTTCCATGCCTCTACAGTAATTGCCACCGCTTTAGGTGACATCCCACCCTTTATCACTAATGCATTTGGATACTTCTTCTTTATCCTAATCAATTCATGTTCAAAGAGATAAGCTACGATGAGTGGTTCACCTGCCATCTCTTCGACTAGGCTTTCGAGTCGGTCAAGCTTCTCTGTACCTACCTCTGACCAGGCCGGAGACTCAGTATAGACAGCTCCCCCTGTCACTTGTCTCAGTTTAGAGGTAAGTACTCCGGCGTTGGCGGCGGTGACTGCTGTATCACTTAGTTTTAGGATATAGTCATTCTCGAGAGCGTCGTATTGCTTCCTTGTCTTCTCCTCGAGCGTAATCGGAATGGGGATATGCAATAGCTCGGGGAGGTCAAGCCATTCCTTCTCGGATACGTACATAGCTAGGTCGCTTATCTTATCTATCAACTGCTTCTGACGTGTCTCAGTGATATAGTACCTGAACTTGTCATAGGGCAGTTGGTAGAAGTAAGCGAACCTGAAATGAGTGATGTACTTGCCTAGCCTTCTCCCCTGATCCAGGATATACACTTGTCCAAATAGATCCAGCAAACCGTTAGCACAAGGAGTACCAGTGAAACCCCAGCGAAAAGCAAACCCATCAAGGAGAGGCTTGAGTATTTTAAAACGTTTAGACTGAGGGTTTTTAAGCCTTGTAATCTCATCACAAAGCAATACTCCAAAAGTGTGACCTTTTGCCAGCAACGGTGCAGCCCAAGCAAGACCATCATAGTTCATCACCACTATATCGTAAGATTGATTAAGTAACACTTTTTCTCGAGTATCTGGCCCCCACGCGAAGCCAACCTTAAGGCCCTGGAATTGTGCCCACTTCTTCGGTTCTGTCATCCACGTGGTGATACAGACTGTCTTGGGGGCCAAAACTAAAGTCCTATAGTTGAGCTTCATGGCTCTGAGCATCACTATTGCCATAAGGCCCATCGCCGTCTTACCTAGTCCAGGAGGAAGGAAGAGAGCTGCTTCAGGTCGTAGGAGCCAGTCGACGCCACGTACTTGATATGGTCTAGGCTCCCAGTTGCTGGCAGCGAAAGCATCAGAGATATAATTTGCTGAAATTGCTCTTTCGACCTCGGAACGAAGATCGGGAACCCCATCGATCTTAGCATTGTCATGTGGTGGACCTGGAGGGGGGACAATTGGCCACTTGGGGTCTTGAATTCGAGGAATGCGACGTTCCCTGTCGGCATCAACAATATCCTGTCTGGCCAACCCTTCACTCCCTGGATCTTCAGTAGTTTGCATTTTGTCCTTTCAGCTATTACACGACACTCGAACTCTATCTCTGCCTCACGCTTTAATAGCGGCATGGCCCCCCCTTTGTCTTGCTATAGGGGCACCATCGGCACTCCTTAGACGGTTGTGGTTTCCATTGTGCCTCGACGTACATCGCGTCTGACTCTTGCTCATACTTCTTGCGGAGCTCAATCAGCTCTTCCCTTTTATAAAGTTTCTTATAGATGTCACCAGTGTCGATGAACCAGAACTCGGCTTCGACTTCGTCGATGTCGGGGTAGATTGAGACTCCTGCGATGGCATAGAGCTCGACTTGGTCGGTGGAGGGGACACGATATTTTCCTGACTTGTAGTCGATGACGTGGAGCTTTTGTTTGCTCCTATAGTAGGTATCCATTTTGACTCTGAGCCAGGTGCTGGGGTGGAACCAATCGGCGAGGATTCTCCAATCACGCGCGATTCCGATGGCTTTTTCTCCATGATAATCTTCCTTTTTAATGAGATCCAATGCATCTTTCCACGGCTCCACTTCTTGAGGAAGCGTCGTCGCCCATCCATTAAGATAACTTTCAATGGCTTCATGAATTTCGCCCCCACGTTCAAGTGCTGCACTGCTGGGTTGAGGCAACTTGTCAATGAATTGGTACTTAAACTTTGCATGACAAGTTCGGAATACGTCGAGCTTTGAAAAGCCCCACGGTTGTTTAAATAAGATCTGCTTTTCCATTAACTTACTCCAATAAGTTCTGCTATTTTGTCTGTTTCAAATGCTTCAAGACTAGCAAAATTATGACCAATCTTTTCATCTGAGAGCATCTTTACCTTTAGCACATCTGCAAATGAACTGTCCATTGCATTGGCGAAGATCTTACGCTCAGACTCTATATCATCCTCTGGCACCTCGGCGACGAGTTGGTCATGAACCGTCAATAATAGATGCCCTGTCTTTGTGGTGGTACTATAAGTGTACATAGCCTCCTTTGTGTGGTCTGCTGCTGAACCTTGAATCTTATAGTTCACCAACTTATATTCAAATGATTTTAACACACCTTTGATAATGGAGGGGGACTGAATTGCATAATACCGACCTCCGAGTGTGGTTATTCCTTCGCCGAAAGCAGCTTTATCATTGATCTCCTTCGTGAACTTCTTGATCTCAGGCATAGCCCTAAGATATCGTGCCTTAAGGTCTCTAGATTCATATACCGTGATGCCCAACTGCTCTGCCACTCGAGGTGCACCTGCACCATACAAGATGGCAAAGCCCATAGTCTTTGATAACTTCCTCGAGATATTTGCAAGCTTTCCTGCAATCTCATGGACATCTAGCTCAGGATTAGCTATGAGTGCCTCCATCAGTGCCCCACCTGTGAAGTGTGCTAGGAGCCGCATCTCCTGTGACCTGTAGTCTCTCCCAATAAGAACGAATCCAGGTGCAGGAATAATGTATTTCCGCATCTGTGGCAACGGAAAACTAAGCTTGTATCCAATACTTCCAAGCTGTACAAGCAATTTGTCCCAGTCTGTAGGTACGTTTTGGAAATTTGGCGAAGAGCTGAATCGTCCTGTTCTAGCACCAGTATCGGAGTAATTTCTGATTTGGTTCCATTTGACATAAAGCTTTCCTGTTTTTCGAGCGGCTGCATGCCAAGGCTGATAGAACGTCCTAAGACAAGTAGCTAGTGATCCACGGATGAGCAATGCACCAAGCAATTCAGGATCAGCTATGGCCCCCATCAATGACTCTTTTGAGGTACTACGTCTGCCTGTCGGTGTGGAAGCAAAACCTTTGGACAAACCATTTGCTTCGATCGCATCGGCGAGTTGGTCATTGCTATCCACGTCGACCTTGCGCATACACTTTGCCGAGATGAAGTCGTCCATTTCTGACATCTTGTCAAAGTAGAAGTTCATGTCCTGGCGAAGGAGGGGGACATCTATATGTATGCCACGTTCCTCCATTGCAATGGTATGCGGCATCAGCCGTATTTCTCGTTCATATGCGTTCACATCATCCCCTTTGCTTGAAGTTTTGGCAATAGAAATTTGTAGAGCTTCAATGTCTTACGTACGTCTCCTATAGCGTAGGGGCCAACAATCTCTGCAGGTGCTTTGGCAATGTGTGCACCCCAGTCTTTCGCATTACCATTTACAATACCATGTTGTACGAGCCAATCTCTAACCACGTCACGTTCAACCGGAGGGTCACCGAGATGACGCTCTGCTAAAGGTTTTAATGATAGCTCCCCATACGGATCCATAAGGAAAGCCATTAGCATAGTATCATGTATACGATCCCAGGGCACTTTGATGCCAAAATGTACCTGGATAATATCACAATCAAAAGGAGCGTTATGAAAAACAAACCAATTATTTTCATTTTCAAGTAGACTCTTTAAGGCTTGCTTTACTATTTCTATATCAGCATTATTGCCTGTTGGATGACCCCAAGCACTATACCCACCATTTGGTTCACCATCTTGCCATGTAGCTAAACCCACAGGCTTTGGAGGATAGAGCGGCCGGGGGGCGATGGCCTCGGACTCAAAGTCTAGAGATATCAGCATCTATTTCTCCTATGATTTGTAGAGTCTTTTCAAGTGCTTCGATGCTCATTTGAAATGATGCTATGTTGGCTATGCGCTCAACATTACGCATCATATCTTTATTATCCTTTTTATCCTCTTTCAATAACTTTGCTAAACCACGTAATTCAGCTATGCGTAATTGGATTTCCGTGATGGCGATTGCCTTTTGGGTCCTGTCATCAAATTTCAGCATATACTAATCCTTAAAGTGGAAAAAGTCCCGAGCAGTGTTGACCGCTCGGGATAAAGACATCGGCAACTGCACCGATGACAAGGGGACTGTAATCTAGGTTGTCTCAATATCCGGGTATGGAGATGTAGCCAGGTCAAATGCCTCATCTTGCTTTGCCAAGAGTTCTGCCTGGTCCATATCCGCGGTAATTTCCTTGATATTGAGATGTACTTTGAAGAATGACTTGTTGTCTTCGACCACAGACAACTGTGTAACAAATTCACCCATCATTTTGCCAGACTGACTGCATCTCGAGGTGAACGCCGTGACTGTGCTTAGAGAGGTGATTGGGATTTTAGCCATATAAAGGGGAGCTGTCTTCAGCGGGACATTAGCCGGTATAACCACGATACGAGCACCTTCACGACAGGCCTTTCCGCGCTTTCTAGGTCCTGTGCCCCACTTGTTATGTGGACAGTCCCTGCAGAGCTCACTTTGAGGATGCGCCGCCTCAGGATGAGGTTTATCACTATTGACAGCATAACAATCAGGAACTTGTACCTTGTCGGCGTCGTACTCTCCTTCATAATATGTTCGCTCTCCCACTGCTGCCAGAACTCGCACATCGACCATGTTGTTCGGTATCGGTGTGCCATCTATCTTCATCTGGGCATTTTTGAACTTGATGAATGCACCTGTGGTACGAAGCCCACTTGCTGTCTCTTGCTGTCGAGCGATCTGTTGTGCAATCCGCTCTTGTATGGTTGTCAGATCTGTGGCCATTACTTAACCCCTTGTAGACTTAGTTAAAGAAATATCAACTACTGGATTCTCTTCGGTGCCAGGCACCAAGATACCTGACTCTTTCAGCTCTCGCCATGCTGGAGCACTAATTCTCTTTTGAATCAATTCAAATTTGTTTTCCTTTCTGATATACTCAAATACTGGATCCCAATCTGTTACTAACGGTTCAACTTTTAACGTAATCCCTGCGGTAGCCATACCACCTGAGGCTTTGGCGAGTCCAGCATCCTCGAGCATAGCTATAATAGCTTGCCTGAGGTGAGCTTCGTGCGCCTTCATCTCGTCTATTTCTCTCTGCTTCTCGAGGCGGGATTGCCTTAGTGAGTAGAGAGCATCTATAGTAGTACCTAACTCTTTTAGTTCCATCTAATCTCCTAGCGCAACGTGCTGTTGCTATATTAATTATAACGCCTTTTTCTCCCGTTGTAAATGCCCTGTTACACTCTATTACACCCAACTACATATCGTCTTTGTCTCTGAATCCTTGAAAAGTACAGAAGCGGGAGGCATTCACTTTACCGTAGTCAAAGGTTTTGTACTTCGCTATACGACCTAGCATCAGAGTAGGGGCCTTGAAATACCTGATACGCTCGTCCTGTGTCATACGACCGGGGGAGATGACTAAGAGCTCACCTGTTACGCAGTCCTTACCGATTAATGTGCCTACTCTCCCGCTACCCACCTTGTTGTCCTGGTGCGAACTACGGCGTGTAAGGCCCATGACGTCTACGGTTGGGTCGTTGAGGTTATGTACCCCTTCTTCGAAGTCTACAATCACAGCCTCCCCATCCCTGAACCTCTTCAGCTTCAAGAGGATCTGTTCGTTCATTGTACTACGCCCGAACTTGTACTTGCCACTAGGACTGCGAAGCATGATGCCTTCATTACCTAATGCAAGATAATATTTTTCTGCTTCTAAAAGTCCCTTTTCATTAAATACGCGATGATAGGGCATATTTTCTACAAACGGATGCTCAAATGTTTTATTTTCTTCTTGGTAAAGTGGCAAAAACCTATCTTCATATCCAAGAAATAGATGGACTATATCAAAGACGTGGAATTTAAAGTCTGGAGAACCTGACTCTGACATCACACCACTAGTCGTGCGGTTGAACACCAGATCTCCAGTAGGAGAGCCAACGATTAGTTCACCGTCTAAGCCATCGGGTAAACCCTTAAGGCAATGCTGTACCCATAAGTTACGAATCGGCTTGAGGTTACGACTAACTGCTCTGCCATCCAGGATGATACATCGTATGCCATCTAGCTTAGGGGACACTATCTTTGGATACGTGACCTGCCTGACGTCTTCGACCGTTGCGGCAAGTAAGGGTCTGAAATTCATGTCTTTTTCCTCGCTTTAAAACCTGTTAACATTTGACCTGGATCACCCACACCATCAGTATAATATGCCAGATAGCCTTCTGGTATTATTAATTGACTGAGACGTGGCCTGTTTACTTCGAGCTTCCACGGGAATGTAGGACTAAGCGCTAGGTCATTGAGCCTTGCTCTAGCATGACTTTCTTGTATCTTATATGTATACCTAGCTGAAAGATAACCACTAGATATAAACAGATCGCCTTCAAGAGTAGAGTATGTAATGTTTCTGTATCGTGCTGCCTCTCCTGCTTCAAGTAGTTTAAGAACATAGTCCGAGAAGGTATCACCCTTATCAAACTGAGTATTGACAAGTGTTTGAACATCATGTATATGTGGCATGCTCTCTTTAAGAGGAAGAGGCATTTTGTTCCAATCTACGTTCAGGTCATACCATCTTGTATCTGTAATCTCATGACGCTTAGCTACAACCTCAGCCAAGATCTGGAGCTTCTCCTCATATGGGAGCCGTTGGACTTTTGACACATAGATAGGGAGGAAACGTCTACTACCAGAACGATCGGCGATCTGGTCACGCCTATTTGATGTGCCAACGAAAATGAAGCTGCGTGGAATCTTTACGGTCGACTTGCTATAGGGAGGCCTGAACTCGTCCTGGACCTGCGTGATGAACTGCTTGAAGTTTTCTTGGCTGAGTTTACGCGGGTCGAATGCTGCCCCCTCCCCGAGGTCAATAACAACGTTTGCATTAAACGCAGTGCATTGAGTACGTTGGTCGTCACCGCGGTCTGGTGTAAGATTGCTACAGCTATAATAGTATCTTTCGCCATCGAATACTGATAGGTCTTCGAAGAATGTGGTCTTTCCGATAGACTGGGGGCCGATTAGAATCGGAATGAAGTCGACCTTTGTACCTGGATAAATGACTCTAAGTGCAAGTGCTGTCATTAGCAATCTGCCCCACTCAGCACAGTACTCAGGCATGTCAGATTCAAAGTATTCTTGGCCCCATGTATTAAGTCGTTCCTCTTCGTCCCATTCTAAAGCAAGAAATCTTTCCTTAACTAAGTCACATTGGATTTCTTCAACAAAGTATTCGAGAGCATTCTCAATGCGTGAGACATAGGCATTGGCAATATGTTGCCCTTGGATATAGTTGACTAATTCACCCATAAGTGATCTGGTCGAGACATACTTGCCATTACGCTTTAGGCCTTGCCTCTTATCACAAATTAAGCTATCACCAAGATAGAACTTGATTAGCTTTTGTAGATTATGTTCATTTGGGATTGGAAGACCTTTATCTGAGAGAAGAAGACCAAGTACATCGTACACTGCCTTTCGCCCTACCTCGAGTTGCTCGAGCGGTATTTCTTTGAGGTCATGGAGCGTTGCCCCTGGGCTTGCCACGAGCCAGTCGTCAACGCCCTTACCTGTAGGTGTACGAAATAACTTGAGGTTGCAGCCTTGCTGAAGGAGCAATTGGTTTAGAGCATATGCGGCGTTTTGAACCGTTGGCTTAGACATAATGTCACTGTCAAAGATGACCACAACATTCATGCCTGGAGTTAAGCAGCTGAGGATCTCGGGGAGCAGCATTCGTGCCCCAGTATCACTCTTCTTGAGGAACATCCAGCAACCGCCAATCCCGAGTGTTGGAAGATGCGGCCATGTCTTTACGAATTTGGCTGCCTTCTTCTCCCCCTCAATGATGTATAGAGTGGGGGCAGTGCGGAATGCTTCTTTGTTCTGAGTGTGAGACCACCAGACGCTGACTATGCCTTTAGGTTGGATGTACTTGTCCTCGTCGCGCTTGTACCTAATACGATACATACGAGGATCTGCATATGGGATGCAATACCCAGGACATGTGCCCATCGCTATCGGGGCTACTGGATATGATCTGACGTCTTCTTGAGTTAAGCCAGACTTCGCCAAATCCTCATACATAAACTGGAATGACAACTGATCATTTGAGGCTAGTGGTCTAGCCAAGGCTAATTCTGCCATAATACCCCTTGTTAAATTATTAGCGCACTTGAATATTAATTATAGTTCTTTTTTGTTCCTTTGTACAATCCTATTTTATATTCTTTTAGAAACTTTTGTGACAAAACGTACGCTTTTTAGGGCGTACGTCTTGGTTATCATTCTTCCCACTGATCCTTAGGCTTGAGCTCCTGGCCACTCAGATTGTATAGGCAGTTGCACTTATCACATTGTGCACAGTAGTCAGGCGGGTACATCGCGGCATTCAGCTTGACAGGGGAGCCACACTGATTGCACTCAATGGTACCACGATCACGAGTCTTGTTCTCTCGTAGAGTCTTGGTGTTGTCATAAGGGTCTGGCGATTTGATCCATTCAGTCATGGTTTGTTGATCTTCCTATTAGAACAAGAGATTTGCTTTTGATGTTGAGCTTCAAGAAGATATTGCGAAAGTGCTTAGTCACTGTGGCGGGGGCGATCGAGAGCTTCTTTGCTATCTCTGTTGTGCTCGTCCCCTGACCAGCCAAGACTATGATTTCTTTCTGTCTTGGCGTGAGTTTCATTTGAACAGCTTGCCTTCTAAGAAGATCTTGCCCTGGACTTTGCGCACTATGGCAACAAGCTTGTTGTTCTTGTCATAGATGGCACCTGACGTATACTCCTTGGCCAGGATCCTTTTGACTGCTGCAACCACTGCCTGTTCTGGCGTTCTGGAATGTGTTTCTTTCTCTTTATGCTTGAATTTGTAGTCGCATACAACCGGCCGAGGACGTTCAACCTTCTTGCCACCAATAGAGACCAACTTCAGATTTGTCTTTCTCATCATTCTTTCCTTTCAAAGATCACTTTAGGGTTATGCACATAGTCCGAGAAGTCATAATGATTCTCACGTGTGTAGTTCAATCCCCAGCAGGTACTACCAAATGCACTCTGATACTCCACGATGCTGTACACTGGCGGATCACCTTGATAGACGCCGTTGCCCTTGATGATCTCATCAACTATATCCTTGTGTGTCACTGTAGCCATACTTTCCCCTTGTAAAACCCCCGGAGTGGGGGCGATATTGATTAAACAACCCAAACCATGAATGGATAGACCAATAGCAGGATGACAATGACTGCCATCAAAGCCCGATCTATTATGTAGTCGGTCTTAGAGTAGAGACCCGTGTTATAGAGATGTGCTGCTTTCATTTGCTTGTCTTTACCCATTGTTGATCTGCTTTCCTAACGTATCTTTGACCACGTCCGATGCCTAGTCCATAGCCATGTATTAGATGGCATGCTGTGCACATATAGGCCCATTGTCCTGTCTTTGTGGCTCCGTCGATGAACACATCTACTATTGGCTCATGACAGAGCTGGCACTTCGCGGGAGGCCTAACGCCTAACTTTTGAATCTTCAATTTCAATTCCTCATTGGTCTTTCTTGGGGGCCACTGTTTGTGCTAATTGTTTCTTGAGTTTGAGCAACTCTAGCTTTGATTCTGCTAATTCTTTCTCTAATTCCATCCTTTCACTATAGACTTTGCCTAACATGTATCTTGCCCTCTTAGAATATTCTAGCAACTCAATCTTGCTCATCTGGTCTAGATCTTTCTTCATGGGACTATAACTTCCAATTTTGTGTTTAAAATATATTATAACACGGATTTTACTCAATGTAAATACCCTGTTACTTCCTGTTGCATCCTACCAGCTCCCGTATCTAATTACGCCACGCTCGAACAAGGACTCGATTCGCTTCTTCAGGAGGGGGCGGAGTGTAAGCCATTGTTCTTCTTGTACGTCGCTGTAGTCCCACTTCCAGTTGCCGAACCATTTAAACACCGGTTCTCTTAATTCTAGGCCTGTGCCTTTGATGACCTCGGCTATGAAGTAGTCCGGCCTAGCCCATCCTGGGGGGCAATCTAATTCTATTGATTGTTCTTGCATAGGACTAATATCTAGTGTTGTGCGGATGTGCAGGGTTCTTGGTGACTTTGTTGATTCTCGCATCTTGTTCCTTTAAGAAGTCGTCCACATATTGTTCGGCCTTGAGACAGTCGTCAATGCAACCTACGCAGCTATCAGTGAAGCATTCCTGCTCCGACTCTGTGGCATACTCATACTCGACGGCGTACGTAGAGTGAAGAACCGCGATGCTCATGGCTGTAGCCAGAGCTAAAAGACATGCATGAACTTTGTTCATACTTCATCATCCTCGAAGTCGTCATATTCCGGATAGTGCGGAGGGGGGGCAGAATCTTCGACAGCGAACTGAGACTCTGGATAATCATCACAATTCTCGTGGATCCAGGCATAACATTGAACCTCGCTGCCTTCGTACGCCGTGCATTCCTCACCTGTCTCTAAAATTTGTGTCACTTTGAACATATGTGTCTCCTATATCTGATCTGGCAAAAGCACCAGGAGAAGGGGGCAGATTGATTACCCCCTTGACCTGTTACTTTCCGTTCTTGAGATATGTTCCGTTCATGATCTTGTTATAACACTCAACATCAAACTTGTCGTGAACAATCTTGATTTCCTCGAACTCGTAGGGCGTCGCCCAACTTGCTGTGTCATTCACGATCTGAAGGGAGGGCAGATCAGACCATTCATGTATCAGCTCTTTGCACTCTTCTTCTGTGAGACCCACTGTGTCTTCGCACTCTTCCCAGTCGGACCATTTTGCACCTGTTGCAAAGTCCTTTGTCCTAGCTAACAATTTCATTTCTTGCCTCCTGCATAAAAGATCACGATGACGATGATCGATGCCAAAACTGACACCGTCCAGAACCACTCCCAGAAGCTCATTTGTCTTCCTTGCTAACCAACTCGAGAAGAGCTCCAATTGACACTATGACGATCCAGACCATGATTGCTTCTGCTATGCTCATTTATTTGCTCTCTTCTTGTTGCTCTTCTTCATTCTCTTCTGTTTCTTCTTCAGGCTTCTCAACTTTCTCGAGGAGCGACTTGTAATACTCGTAGTTCTTCTTGATCTCTTCTTGTTGCTCGATCTTCATGTACTCGTACTCTTCTTCAAGTGAAGCCAACTTCAACTTGACCGAGATGATCTCTTCTTCAACTACTTCTAGAGTCCGTGGAGGGGGGGCAGATTTGAAGCCTGTCTTCTTCATGTTCGACTTGTACCAGGCAATACAGGCAATGCTTGTTTTGGCTTCCGTGAACCTGAGAAGAACCATATCACGAATTTCTTGATTAGATTTATCGGGATGGGCAATGATGAGTTCACGAGCGTAAGAACCAATAGAATTTGACATTTTACTTAACCTTCTTGAATGAGTTGAGAATCACTTGATGCAGGGGGGAGACAATTTCGGGCCTTTGTTTTTCAAACTCCTTTCTATAAAAAATGATGTTGGCGATGCTTGTCTTTGATCCGTAGAAATATCGTCTGGTCTTTTTCTTGATCTCATCATTTGTTTGATGGAAATCAATTGAAAGTTGATAGAACACATACTCTCTAATTGTTTCAAATTTTTTCATATTTTCTAGTGAAATTTTGTGTCTAAGATATAATTATATCATGGTTTTTCTTCCATGTAAACTACTTTTTTTGCCAATATCGTTACAAGATGTACCACACCGTAGACCTGGAGTTTGAACCGCATTGTTCGTGGTTGTTGCTTGAAGGGGGAACAATCGTCGTGGCAAATACATATCTTTTACCAAACTAATTAATATATTATAGCGTGTGATTGTGATGTGATTGTGATGTGATCACAATATATAATATATACGATCATCCTATCCTATGGCCGTATATAAATTGCTGAAATTTTTTTTGCGCATGCCTCGCGACACATGCCAATCAAAAGTCAACGAGCATTGGCCGAAGTACTTAGATTGTCGCCCCCTGGCCGTCGGCCGAGCGCTTTTCTATAACCCACTGGGTATTTGGGTTAAAGAAAAAGGCCACTAATGTGGCCCCCTCTCAGTCTTCGCGTTGCTCGAGCAGGTCTAGAATTGCTTCTTGTTCTGTCCTGCCGTATCCAATTGGATCGCCTGGTTCATAACCGTCGTACGTTGCACACCAGTCATAATTTCTGAATGGAATGGGTGGGCAGATGTAACTTGTAACTACGTCAAACATGGTATTTCTTTCAAAAGAGAGTGGAGATTGCTCCCCACTCGTTCTACTTTACGCTTGTTGCTTCTCTACTAGAGCTTTGTAGTACTCAAACTTAGCTCTAATCTCTTCAGCTTCTTCGTTGCTCTTGAGCTCTAACTCTTCTTCAAGCATTTCAACGAGATTCTTAGCCTCGTCAAGCTCAGCTTGAATTGCTGCCAGCGTGCGCTCTTGCACTACTGTGACTGCTTTGTAGCCAGTCTTCTTCATGTTGGACTTGTACCACGCGATGCAGTTCATCGTGGTCTTAGCGCCTTGGTCTTTGAACTGCTCACGAACGAGCTCAGCAATTTGGCTATTGCTAAGGTCCTTGCGAGTAGCGATAAGATTGCGAGCGAAGGAGCCAATAGATTGTGTCATGATGTCAAACTTTCAATGATAATGTTACTAAAACTTACTACTATTACAAATGTTACTAGTATTACTACTTGTTACAAATGTTACTACTTACTACTAAATTGTTAAAGATCTACATTTAGTTACTTTTGTAACAAAAGTAACAAATGTAACAAAAGAACTAGAGATCTAGAACTTTTGTATCAAACTTTTTTTTATTTGTTATTTAATTTGATAAATCAATTATAATCTAGTACTTTAGTTATTTCTAAGTAAAAAGTATTAATTTTACTACATTTTGTTACTCTTTTACAATCTGTTACATTCCACATAGTGAAAGGCTGTACCCCGTCAGGCGGTGGGCCACTTCACAATGCGGGGCCGGCTACCACATCACACAAAGGCAAAATCCGTCACTTGGTAAATTAATATAAGTACAAAATCCGTCACTTGGCAACGTAATTCATCGTACTACCGCTTAATAAGCGGTATTATAACACAAATTTGGTGCTAAATGCGGAGTGTAACCGGGGTGTTGCACTCGTTGCATGGAGCACACAAATTAGGATTTCCTATTTTCAATTTCTCGTGCTATAATTATATTTTAGGCGCTGTTCTTTTTGATTTATGCAAAACCTCAGAAACACAGATCTGTCCCTCCCTGCCTCTCCGCAGAAGATTACCAGGCAGTTGCGGGAAGTATTCCGCGAAGCCTTTGATAATTTAGGTGGCGCAGCCTGGTTGACTGAGTTTGCAGGCAAGAATGACCAGAATGCACGAGTTTTTGTACAAGCTATCAGCAAATTGCTCCCCGCCACGGCTCCAGACTCAGATAAAGAGCGTATAGTAGTGGACATACCGTGGTTAACAAGAGATAGATTGAGCTATAAGCGGGCGGAAGAGGGCGAAATGGACAACGACGTGGTAGATATTATACCGAAGGACAAACTGGAGTGAAAGAGTATGAACCACGTCCCGCGTTCCTCGACTTCCATAATCGGAGGCAGCGGTGGGCAGTGCTTTGTACTCATCGCAGAGCTGGGAAGACGGTCGCACTGGTTAATGACGTCATCGTGGGTGCCCTGGAGTGTCCACTCGATCGCCCTCAGTTCGCGTATGTCGGCCCCACATATAGACAATCAAAGCGCATCGCATGGCAGTACCTAAAGGACTACGGTGAGAGGTATTTTAGCAAGCCTCCGGCAGAGAGTGAACTCAAAATTACTCTCCACGGCGATCGCACAATATACTGCCTGGGTGCTGATAATCCTGACAGTCTTCGTGGTATGTATCTTGATGGTGGTGTAGGGGACGAATATGCACTCTTCAGACCTTCAGTCTTTAGTACAATCATTCGACCAGCTTTGTCAGACCGAAATGGTTGGTGGGTGTTTGCTTCCACTCCACGAGGGAAGAATCTCTTCTATAATGAGTATAAACGAGGCTGTAGTCTACCCGCAAGATACTACACCCTACTTCTTAGAGCTTCTACAAGTGGAATTATTAACAGAGAAGAGCTCCTGTCCCTTCGGGATGACATGGATCCCGAAGAATATGCTCAAGAGTATGAATGCTCGTTTGATGCCGCCCTCAAGGGGGCCATCTACGCGGATGAGATAAATAGCGTTTTCTTTGAAGGAAGGGTACAACACGGACTTCTAGATCCTGCCCTCAAAGTAAATGTAGTTTTTGACCTGGGGTTCACTGACGCGACTGTGATGGTTTTCTGGCAAGAAGACCTCCAGGGAAATATAAGAGTAGTTAAAGTATATGCGGCATCTGGCAAGGACATTCTGCATTATATAGGTATATTATTTGATTTAGGTGATAAACTTGGCGATGTGTGGCTCCCCCACGACGCTAGGGCAAAGAATCTCCAAACAAAGAAGTCAATAGTAGAACAATTTCTAATTGAAGGTATAATACCACGTATAGTACCAGATCATAAGGTAAAGGATAGATTAAGCGCGACACGTAAAGTGTTTCCTTTAATTTACTTTGAAGAAGATGAAACGGAAGACTTAATTGAAGCACTAAAGGGTTATCATAGAGAGTGGGATGAGACACGTCTAATCTTCGGTGATAAACCTTTACATGATTGGTGTTCAGATTATGCAGATGCGTTTGGGTATATGTGCGTTGTGTGTAAACGAAAGAAACCTCAATCTATCATTGACATCGAGGTTGAAAAAAGACTTGGTTATAGTCTTGACGAGTTATATCTTGATAATGCTGATAAGCAAATGAGAGACCATAGGATAGCATAATGTCTGACCGCTCACCAGTCATCAAAGATCCTCATGACATGCCGCCCCATCAGAGGTGGATAACTGAGATCAATTACGCCGAGAGTGAGCTAAAGAAGTTCCATGAGCGAGCACGGAAGGTAGTACGTCGCTTTATAGACGAACGGGATGCCCTAGATTCACACCAAAAATGGTTTAACCTGTTCTATGCGAATACAAAGATCCTAAAAGCGGCAATGTATGCCCAGATGCCGAAGCCAGATGTCGGAAGGAAGTTCGTAGACTATAGTGATGACATTGCACGAGTAGCTGCGATCATTCTACAACGTTGCATAACACCAGATAAGGATGATCCACGAGATACATTCAGTTCTACGATGCAATACGTAGTTCTAGACAGGTTAGTTCCTGGTCTTGGACAAGCATGGTTGCGTCTCGAGACAGATATAGAGGATGTAGAAGTCATTATTAGCGGTACAAGAAGCATTGATACACCGCTTAACTCGGGATTTGCTAAAGGAGTTGCACCAGACGAGCAAAAGGTTCAAGCAGAGGCAATTATACAACCACCACCTCCTGTTGTACCCCCTCAGGGCGGTGGTCAGCCTCCTCAAATGCCCCCGCAGGGCCCTCAAATGCCACCTCAGGCACCACCTACTATGCCCTCTCAAGGCGGTGGTCAGCCTCTGCCCGGCCCAGGAGGACCTTCTCCTGCAATGGGGCTACAACAGCAGGCTGTACCACCGCCACCAGTCATGCCGCCCCCTCCACCACAGGTCATGACCTTCAAAAAGATCACTGATCAGAGGGTATGCATTGACTATGTGTACTGGGAGGACTTCATCTGGAGCCCATGCCGTATATGGGAAGAACGTCGCTGGGCTGGACGCCGCGTCTATATGGACCATGAAGCGCTGATCAAGAGGTTCGGTGAAGACTTAGCAGAAAAGATTCCGCTAAACTATCGCCCCCTTACAGCGAACATGTCCATATATCCTGTGGCATCTACGCCTACGCATCAAGCAGTACAACAGGCGTGTATTTATGAAATATGGGACCGCCTTGATAGAAAGATCTATTGGCTTTGCAAGGATTACGAGGAGATTTTGGACGAGAAAGACGATTTTCTTAATCTGGTTGGGTTTGAGCCTTGTCCTAAACCTCTTTTTGCTAATATTACTACAAGTAATACTGTTCCACGCCCTGATTACTACTTTGTTCAAGATCAGTATGTAGAGTTGGATCAGTTAAATAATAGAATTAGTCTCCTTACAAAGGCAGTAAAGGCTGTTGGTGTCTATGATTCCTCCGCATCGGGTATCCAAAGGATGCTTCAGGAGGGGGTAGACAACATTATGATCCCAGTCAGCGATTGGGCAATGTTTGCAGAGAAAGGCGGTGTCCAAGGTGCAGTGGATTGGCTCCCCCTCGACAAAGTTGTCCAAGCGCTTCAAAGATTATACGAGGCTCGTGAGTCAACAAAGGCACAGATCTATGAGCTCACTGGAATATCTGATATTGTCAGGGGAGCATCAAAAGCTTCTGAGACCCTTGGAGCTCAAGAGATTAAGGCGAAATTCGCCTCAGTACGCATTAAGGATACTCAGGACGAGATTGCGTTCTTTGCAAGCGAGCTTCTTCGACTCAAAGCGGAGATCATGGTCAAACACTATGACCCCGAAATCCTCAAGCGTAAAAGCAACATACTCAGAACAGACGATGCCCAAATGGCAGACGAAGCCCTCGATATGCTCCAGTCCGAAGAAGGATTTGAGTGGAGGATCACTGTCACTTCTGACCAGATGGCGCAAGCTGATTATGCTATGGAGAAGCAAGATAGAATTGAATTGTTGTCGTCTGTGGCGGGTTATCTACCCCAAGCGACGGCAATGATTCAACAGGCGCCACAGATGGCTCCACTGCTTGTCAATATCTTGAAGTGGGTTGTCTCTGGCTTTAAAGGTGCTCGTGATATAGAAGGGATGCTAGACCGTGAACTCGACAACCAGCTCAAAGCCCAACAAGCAGCCGCAGGAGCCCCACCCGAACCTACCCCCGAAGAAAAGAAAACCGACGCTGAGATTAAGCGAATTGAAGCAAAAACTCAAGGAGACGCAAAGTCTGCCCAAATAAAGCAACAAAGTGATGTGGCTGCGGCAAAGATGAAACAGATGACAAATCTGCAAGAAATGAAGTTCAAAGCTATGAAGAATCAGCAAGATCTTCAAGCTAATTCTCAACAGCATAGACAGAAAATTGAGCATAGTAGGGAAGAGTCATTATTTGATATGGTTGATAGAATGGCTAAAGGTTCACAAGATCAGCAAACGCATGAGCAGAAGTTAAAGCAAGCTAAAGAGGTGAAACGAAATGCGTAAATGTTGGATATACATTGATGGCGTAGCTTATGAAAAAGGTACTGAACCGAAGCGGGTATCTACTGGCCCCACTATCATGCCAGATTTACCTGATGTCATATCCCCTATTGATGGTACTATCATTCGTGGACGAGCTGGTGTACGTGATCATTGCGCAAAACATAATGTGGTGCCAACGGCAGAGCTCAAGGGTTTACCCATCAGGCGCCACTATGTAGCAGATAGCAACGAGCGACTGGAAGATATTAAGAAAGCAATGATGGATAAGGGCTATTGGAATCGAGAGAACGAGTATGCCAAGTAGTTCATCTAAACAAAAGAGATTTATGGCAGCTGTGGCACATAACCCATTGTTTGCTAAGACAGTTGGTGTTCCACAGTATGTGGGTAAAGAATTCAACGAGGCTGATAAGCGAGTAAAAGCTTTTGGTCATGTTAGAGCATTACGAAAAGGGTTAAAATGAGCGAACTTAGAGAAGCATTAGATAATGCAGTAGAGCAAGTGGAAAAGGACACTCCTGCGCCACCGCCTGTGGCAGCATCGCCCCCTCCTGCTCCTCCACCACCTCCTGGTGAGAAAACTGATGAGCCCAAAAGTCCTTCATCTTCTCCTGAGTCAACTCAAGACAAGACAGAAGTACCAGCCACTGCAGTCCCGCTTGCTTCCGAAGCTAAACCGGCGCCGACAGACGTAGTACCTAAATCTTGGAAGCCAGCTATTGCTCAGAAGTGGGCTTCACTTGATCCTGAAGTTAAAGCAGAAGTACATCGTAGAGAGAAAGAGATAACTAAAGCTTTTGGTGAAAATAATCAAGCAAGGGAATTTCATAAGCAGTTCTCAGAAGTTATTCGTCCATACGAGGCTCACATAATGGCTTATGGCAAGCCATTGGAAGCCATCGCTAACCTATTGCAAGTCGAACACTTTCTTGCTACAGCGCCCCCAGTCCAAAAAGCTCACCAAATGGCGAAGCTCATTAAGGACTACGGCATTGATATTAGAGAGCTAGACTCTGCTTTAGCAGGTGAACAAGCAGACCCTACAAAGTCTGCCCTTGAACAACTTCTCGAGCAGAAATTATCGCCTATCCAAAACTTCATTCAGCAACAGCAGGAACTCGACCGCATGAGAGAAAGTCGAACCCGCACTGAGGCTCAGCAAGAAGTTGATAGGATGGCGGAAGATCCAGTCACTTATTCCCACTTTGAAGAGGTTCGTGGGGACATGGCAGATCTTATAGAGATGAATGCTAAACGTGGGCGTTATCTGACGCCTGGCGAAGCATACAATATGGCAGTTAGAATGAATCCTGCTTGGGCTGCAGAAGGTCCAGTAACTTCACAGGTTGATACGCAACAGCAACAATTGTCCGCGAGTGACGCTCGTGCACAGAAGGCGCTGCAAGCATCAGCCTCAGTGAAGAGTCAACCCTCAAGCACACCGATGCATGTAAACAATGCGGAATCCCTCCGTGGTGCAATAGAGAGCGCTTTTGAGCACGTATCAGGAAGATAGACATGAACAGACTTATGAAACACTTAACAGGTCTATCGCCCCCGGTTAGTCGCGAAGTTGTGGTGCCTCTTATTCGCCAGACACGGAATGATCCAGGTGAACCTCGGGTAGACATTAAACCGAAACCTTCTAAGGAGCCAAAAAATGGCATTCGCAAACGCGGCGGTAAGTGACATCATCGCCACAACCATTCAATCTCGTACCGGCAAAATAGCCGACAACGTTACCAAGAACAATGCACTTCTGTCTCGTCTGCAGCAGAAGGGCAACGTAAAGCCATTTGGCGGTGGTAACGTCATTATGCAAGAGCTTTCATACCAAGCAAATGGTAATGCTGGTTGGTATGCTGGCTATGACTTGCTGCCAGTTGCTGCGCAGGACGTTATTAGCGCTGCACAGTATGACATCAAGCAAGCTGCATGCCCAGTGACTATCTCTGGCCTAGATCAATTGCAGAACAACGGGAAGGAGCAGATAATTGACCTCCTCGAAGCTCGCATTAACGTGGCCGAGTCATCCATGGCGAACCTGCTTGCACAGGGCGTCTATGCCGATGGCAGTGCCGCAGCAGGGAAGCAGGTCGACGGTCTCCTCAAGCAAATCGTCCCCGCTCCTGCCACTGGTGGTGTTGTTGGTGGTATTGACCGTAACACGTGGCCCTTCTGGAGGAACCAAACATTTGACGCAAGCACCGATGGTGGTGCCGCGACTACATCTGCTAACATCCAGACTTATTGGAACCGTCTCTGGGCTAAGTGCATTCGTGGTAGCGATCGTCCTGACCTGATCGTGGTAGATAATAACTACTGGGGTTTCTACATGGGTAGCCTCCAAGCAGCTCAACGCTTCACAGATAGTAGCAGCGCTAACCTCGGTTTCGTTACCGTGAAGTACATGGATGCTGACGTGGTTCTGGATGGTGGTATTGGCGGCTATATGCCAGTGAGCACCGCATACTTCCTGAACACGAAGTACTTCCACTTCCGTCCTCACCGTGATCGGAATATGGTCCCCCTGTCTCCTGGACAACGGTATTCGGTGAACCAGGACGCAGCGGTACAAATTTTGGCCTGGGCTGGCAACCTGACATGCAGTGGGATGCAGTTCCAGGGTTTGATGGTAGAGTAACCTGAAAGGTCTCAGATGCAATCTTTTATCGCATTAATTACCCCTATGGGCGACAGTGGTGCCCGTCCTGACAATAGTTTGCCTGGTGGACAAGGGGGACGTCCTGACAATACATTGCCAGGATTCCAGCCACGTCCTGATCAAGGATTGCCTGGGAATCAACCCTATCCTGATCAAGGTTTACCAGGTGGTCAAGGTGGTTATCCTGACAATAGTTTACCAGGTGGTCAAGGTGGGCGTCCTGATCAAAGTTTGCCGCCATTTCCATCACATCCTATCTATCTTCCACCAGATGCTGGTGAAGATGAACCTAGGCTGGTGTCGAAGGTCATATGGGCACCGCAAATTGGATGGGTCGTAGTGTTTGTGCCTACAGGTCCTACACCGACACCTTCGTCTTAATAACTGAGGGGCTAGTCCCCTCTTAAAGGAGATTATTATGCCCGCTGGACTACCTGGCGCAACAAAGGCTGAAAATAAGGCAAATCCAAGTGCGGGTACGCCCGTTATCTTTGATTTAATGTCTGGTCCTAAGGGTTCGCCCAGGGACAATGACAAAGACTATCCGCCCGGTGGTAACTGGCAAACAGGCGGTGGTGTAGCTAATGATAATGCATCTACAGGTGCATTGTCTACTGGTATTGGCTTTGGACCAAATGTTGGACCACAAGGCACAAAAGAGGTTCAAGTAACAAATGGCCCAACATATAGCTTCACAGATGACTATATCCCAGGTATATCACGGCCAGATAAAACTGTGGTAGACTCTACGATTATGTACATTGGTGGTGGCAAAACGAGCGCTGTAGTGAACGGAGCTGCCCAAAATGTACCGTATACTGCTGGTTATGGTATTGGTGCTGCTGGTAGTGGCGGTAGTCGTGATGCTGGTGCTGGCCCTGTCCATACCGGCTTTACCATGAAGACTGTTACTGCATCTGCAGATGTCCCAGTTGGTTCTGCAATTGAAGCAGGCTTCACAAACAGGTCTACAGTTCCTGTTATGAATACTAACCATCAGTTCGGTTCTACAGGCACAGCTTCAGCCGCCCCCTCTATGACGAAGGAAGAGAAGGAAGCTATTGAGCATGATAAGAAGATGGCAGAGCGAGATAAAACCAGTCGTGAGACATTTGAGCGCGATCGGCAGCACTCTGAGCGAGTAAAAGCAGACCAAGAGAAACATCCTGTAGAATTTACATCTGATGAATCGAAGTTGGCCGCTGAAGCTAAGGCACCTAAGGGTGAATTTCCAGTTCAAGCAAAGCAAGCTGAAAAAGAACCACATCGGGAACCTAAAGAAGGTGTTGTAAGAGACGAAGAGATCCGGCAGAATGTCGAGAAGAAGACAAGCCCTGAAGAAGTAAAGCTGCTTGCTAAAGAAATGGAAACTGCTGCTAAGAAAGAAGATGAGCGTCTCAAGGAAATAGAGCGTAAGAAAGCTTCTGAGAAGAAATTAGACGATCTTACTCCTGAAGAGCGTTCAAAGAAAGAACGCGAAGAAGGAGCCAAGCTGCCCCCAGTTAAAGCCGACTTGCATGTAAAAGAAGAAGGCGACAAGAAGACTGATAAACCCGCACCAAAGAAGGATAAGTAATGCCTACAGAAGAGTATGATGGCGTAGTCACCTCTGACTCTATCCAGTCAGAGGATGACAAGCGCCTTTTTGTGCAATTTTTTCTAGCTGCAGTGAAAAATGAGACGAAGTCTGCCGCTGAAGGAAGACCTATCTTTGACGAAATCCCAATGGTTAAAATCATTACCCCTGGGTCTAGAGATGTGCTCGTTAACAAAGCACATCAAATATACAGAGATAGGTTTCCTTTACAATGGGATCGCTTTCAAAAGAAGTTGACTCCTGTACAGGATGGAACACGCCTTGAAGAGGTGCCGTTCCTGACTGTAGGTCAGATTGCCGAGCTGAAGGCACTCAATGTCTTCACGCTCGAGCAATTAGCTGGACTTTCAGATGCTAACAGCCGACATTTCATGAGTTTTAACTCAATGAAACAAAAAGCTGTGGCATACCTCGAGTCAGCTAAATCTGCCGCCCCTATCACTATGTTGAAGAACGAGCTTGAAAAGCGTGATTCAGAGATAGAGGTACTTAAGCAACAAGTAGCTAAGCTTATGGCAGCGAACGAAGAGAAAGCATAGTATGGACTACTGGTCAGCACTCACTTTGGTGAAGCAAGTGGCTGGAGAGCTAGGGCTACCTGCACCATCGTCTATTGTAACGGATGATCCGCAGGTTGTCCAGCTCGTTTCTTTACTGAATAGTGCTGGCAATGAATTGAATCTGTATTATCCCTGGCAGCAATTCACGAAGTTTCTTAACTTTGATACTGTTGATGGGCAGGATGGTTATCCATTGCCTAATGACTGGCTTTACTTCATTGATCAAACTCAATGGGACAATACAGGCAACAGTGCTCTAGCTGGTCCAAAGTCACCGCAAGAATGGAGTAGGCTTAGGAGTGGAGTGGGAGCATCTGCCGGTATGCGCTATCGGGTCTATCAAGACAAGATTATGTTCCTCCCCGTTCCTAAGTCTCCATCTACTAATATAACTATTGAGTATATAAAGAAGAATTGGGTAGTTAGACCTGACTACTCCGAGATTGAAATAGTATCACAGGATGGTGATAAGATTCACTATGCACCCTGGCTTCTAATTAAGTTTTTAAGATTAAAGTTCTATGAATTAAAGGGTTTTGACACCACGTCAGCAAAGGCTGACTTTATGCGTATGTTCTTGACCTTAATAGGCAAGGATAAAGGTGCACCTGTGCTCTCCTTAACACCATCTGCTGGTTCTGGTCTCATAGGAGAATGGAATATTCCAGATGGTTCATGGAATGTAGGTAGATAATGGATAAGTCACTCGGCGTACAACAAACCTCTTTAAAGGTTAAGACACTTCCTTCTCCATTAGGAGGACTAAATGTCTATGATAATTTGGCAATGATGTCGCCTACAGATGCCATTAAACTAATTAATCTTGTACCGCAACCATATGGCTGTATGGTACGTAAAGGATACCAAGTACATGCATCAGGCATTTTAGGGACGGTAGAAACAATAGGAAGTTGGATAAACCGTACTGGTCAAACGAAGCTCTTTGCATTCGGCGATCGTAAGATGTTTGACATTACAACGCCAGGACCAGTTGGTACTCCTATACTATCTGCTTTAAACAACAATTACTGGCAGTCTGTGAGTTTTGCTAATGTGGCGGGCACTCATACTTTATTTGTTAATGGTGTTGATAATCCTATTTGGTATAGCACTCCAGGTATACAGCGACTTGCACTTGGGAATGGATTGGATACTGGTTCTATAAAGAATGTAAATCCTGCTTCATTTATCCAAGTCACTGTTCATCAACATCGTTTGTGGTTTGTACCAGTAAATGATACTCGTGGATGGTTTCTTGAACCTGATGCAATCTATGGTATAGCTAATTACTTTGACTTTGGTCCTTTCTTTAAGAAGGGCGGCTATCTCTCAACGCTTGCTACTTGGTCTGTAGACTCTGGTGAGGGATCAAATGATAAACTAGTTGCTGTATCATCTAATGGTGAAGCGGTAGTCTTTTCTGGTGTTAATGTAATGCAGGCTGCAACCTGGCAGCATGTTGGTACCTATTTTATTGGCTCCCCCATCCGTGGTCGGAGGTATTTTAATGACATATCTGGTGATTTGCTTTATTTGACAAGTACTGGTATTGTCTCTATGGCTTCAGTATTAGTATCTACACAAGTTAACCAAGCGGAAAATAGTATCTATAGTAAAAAGATTCAGTTTTTGCTTAGTGATTTGACTTCAAGCCTCTTTGATATGGATGGTTGGGAATTGCAATACTTCCCCGCTATTAACTTATTGATCATTAATGTTCCGACTATTTATGCTGGAGAAACTGGTCAATTAGTTAATAGCGTGCCAAATAATGCATGGTGTACTTTTACTAACATGGATGCACGATGCTGGCATCGTTTATCCACCATCCCTTACTTTGGAGATAGTAAAGGACGAGTACTTCGTGCATGGACTGGTGACAGAGACAACGTGAATGCTGATGGCTCTGGTGGTACAAATATTCTCTCAAAGTGTCAGCAAGCTTTTTCGAACTTCGATTCTCCTACTTCACAAAAGCAAGTAGGACTTTATAGGCCCACTTTTATGGGTGCACGTAAAGCAGGATATAACGCTAAGATTGTTTATGATTACCTCACACCGGAATTAGATCTTCCAACTGGTTCTGTAGCAAAGTCATCTGCCGCCCTTTGGAGTCAGGCACTATGGGGTACTAGTAAATGGTCAGGTGGATACCTTGTACAAAAGGATTGGGCTTCTGGAGAAGGAATGGGCACTGCTGTTTCATTAATGCTTAATTTGACAACCGAAGTAGAAACAACATGGGTTGCCACAGACTTTACAATAAGAGCAGGTGGACCTCTGTGATTGAATATCTTGATCAACCATATCTTCGGAAATGGCTGCTTGATATGAATAACATTGAGTATACAAATGGATTAGTTTGTTTGGGCAATAAAGATAGTAACGGTTATATACGAGGTGTTGTTGCATATGATCATTGGACAGGTAAATCATGTGAAATGCACGTAGTTGGAAATAAGTATTGGTTATCTAGATCGTTCATGTGGGCCGCATTTGATTATCCCTTCAACCAGGCCAAATGTGAAGTTATCTTCGCTAAGATTTCTACAGGTAAAAAATCTGTAGTTAATCTTGCTTTAAAACTTGGCTTTAACTTAGTTTGTACTATTCCGGATGTTTTTCCCGATGGTGGGGAGAATATTCTGAGTATGTATAAGTCACAATGTAAATGGTTGGAGATTTATAATGACCAGTTCGCAAAAGGCACCGCCTCCGCCTGACTATAAGGCATTAGCTGAGCAACAAGCTGGCCTTAATAAGGAAGCTTTTGAGTATCAAACTAAAGCTAATCGGGTAAATCAAAGCGGACCAGCTGGTTCATCTTCTTGGACTCAAGGTCCAGATGGTACATGGTCTCAGACAGAACAGTATAATCCTGAGTATCAGAAAATATTAGATGCTCAGCGAGGTAATACGCAGGCATTAACTGACCAAGCTACAGGTATGCTTGGAGGTATTAAAAATGCTATGGGTCAACCACTTGATATGAGTGGTATGACCGATGTCCAAGGATGGCAAGGACAACAGCCTATTGATAAAAGCGGTATGCAAGATTGGGGTCAGCTAGATTTTAATAGTCTAGATCCTCTTGCAGGTGCTGGCTTTGGTTCTGTACAAGAAATACAAAAAGCAATGATGTCTAGGTTACAACCTGGACTTGAACAAGGTAATGCCGCTGAACAAGCTAGACTTAAAGCACAAGGTATTACCGAAGGTTCTCCTGCTTGGCAAGCTGCTATGCAGTCCCAAGGTCAGAAGATGAATGATGCCCAACAGCAAGCATTACTAGGTTCTATGGGTGCTTATGGTGACATCTTTAACCGTAGCTTAGCATCACGTCAACAAGGAGTAGGGGAACAAACTAAGTCTGCAGAGTATGCTAATAGCCTTCGTAACCAGCAGTATGGTGAAGGACTACAAGACTTTAATACTGGTAATCAAGCTGAGATGCTTTCTAGAGGAGCTAGTGAACAGGATCGTACGCGCCAATTACAAGAAGCTCTCATGCAAAGACAGCTCCCCCTCAGCGAGTATCAAGCTCTTATGGGTTCAGCTGGTGGTGTACCTGCACTCTCGTTTAATAGCTTCTTTAACCAAGGTAATGCGGGGGCAGCAGATTTGACTGGAGCAGCACAGCAACAATATCAAGCCCAATTAGATAACTATAATCTAGCTCAGAAAAAGAAAGGTGGTCTAATGGCTGGGATAGGTACTGCTGGTGGTGCTATTATTGGTGGTATGTATGGTGGACCTGCAGGTGCAGCTGCAGGTGCATCGGCTGGTGGTGCACTTGGTGGTGGTATTGGTAGTGCCTTTGGATAAATACTATGACAAAAGCAGCCTTATCTGACTTTGATGCAGAACTCGAGCAAGTTAAGCGTGCTCGAGCAAATATTGACTTCTTACGCAAACAGCGTATTGAACAGCCTAAAGGCGAAATGATAGGCAGATATTATGCTGCCCCACATTGGGCAGAACAACTTGCGCCTGCTATTCAGCAAATTGCTGGTATATATGCTGAGAAACAAACAGGTGAAAGGGAAGCACAATTATCTAAGGCTATGAAAGCTCAGGCAGACCAGTGGATAGGAGCAAGACCACAAACCTCACAGTTCGAAGTACCTGGACCTGTTCAGGAAGGCCAAGGTCCACTTATGTCCTCCCCTGTTCAACCAACACAACAGCAAAATCTTGAGTGGGCACAGCAAGGTGCAAAGAATCCGCTCACTAAAGCTCTTGCGGCTAAATATCAAGAAGATGTATTGTTTAAGGAACCCGAGCGTCAAGAAGCTCGCGAATGGAAGTCTAGCGAAGCTCAAAAAGCACGTGACCTTAAACTTGAGGTACAAGGTAATCAGCTTGACTTTGAACGTAAGCGTCTTGAAGAAAATATGATACGGTATAAGGATGACCGAGAGGCTACAAAGTTATGGAAAACTCAACATGATAATGTATTAGTTAAACTAGAGGAACTTAAGAAAGAAAGAGCTGAGAACGTTGCAGAGACTAAGGCAACTGCAGCAGGTACTGCCAAGGCAGGTAAACCTGTACCCAATACTGTAGCAAAAACTATACGAGCTGCAAAAGAAACCTCAGAAGGTCTAAATAATGTCTCTTCAACATATAAAGATGAATATGGTGGACTTGGTGGTGCCTTTGATAAGCTCTCTGGTACATGGAATCCAGCAGCCGGTAAGAAATCACAAGAAGCAGCTAGTTGGTGGAAGAATTATGAAAATCAAGCAGCTCTAGTTGAAAGGCATGAAAAGTTCGGTACAGCCCTAAGTGGTGGTGAACAAGATGCATGGAGAGCTGCCACTATTGCTCCTGGTATGAATCCAGGTGTCATTAGGAAAAACCTAGAGACACGTGCTAAGATTGCTAAAGATTTCTATAGAAATGTTCGTCAAGAGTATATTGATCTTGATTATCCGCAAGTTGGTAAAGCATTCCCTGATCCATATGGACCTACTGTAGACCCGAATGATCCTTTAGGGCTTCCATCGACACCTGGGGCACCTGTAGTGCCTGGAGCACAATCTGCGCCCGTAGCACCACAGACACCTGTTATGCCTATACCTGCAAGTGCTATGCCTCCTGGGATACCTCCAGGTGCTAATGTGCCTACAAATGTTAGCCAAGGACCTCCTGTCACAGCACAGCTCCCCCCTGCTGAGATGGAACGCGCTAGCATTCTTATGAGTGAGTATCGTAAACCACTACAACCAATACCAGGTGAAGATCCTACTATACAAGCAGGACGGTATGCTACTGATAAAGAAAGCTTAAGGAAAGAACTCGCACGTATAGGAGTTGATGCAGAGACAGGTGGTCCACTACAACGGAGAGCTACAGACAAAGCACCAGTTGCAACTGCAGTTAGACGAAAGAAGTTTAATGCTGCAACAGGTATGTTGGAGTAACTATGACTAAAGAAGTTGACCTACCAGATGGTACAGTAGGCGAGTTTCCTGACAATATGTCAGACGAAGCTATTGCAGCCGTGCTTAAGAAACAGTATGCACCTAAGCCACCAGTACAAGTACCTTCAGGACCACCTGGATCTCCAGGATTTCGTGGACCTATGTTGCCTCAAACTATAGCAGCACAGACACCTACTAAAATAGAAGCAACGCCGCCTGTAGATCCGAAGTATGAGAACATGCCCTTCTATGAAAAGTTTGGAAGGGGGGCTGTAGGTGATGCAAAGAGTCTTTACCGTGGAGCTATGGAGTTAATAGGTAAAGAGACGCCAGAAGACATAGCTGCATCGGAAGAGTGGAAGAAAGAGAGTGAAGGACTTGGTGGTTGGGGTACAGCCGGAGGCATAGCAGGTCAAGCTATAGCTACGCTCCCCCTTACCTTTGCTACTGGTGGTGTAGGCACAGCCCTGGCACATCTACCTAAGGTGGGCAAGGCGATTCAAGCTGCCGGTCAACTTGGTGGTAGGTACTTTAATCTTGGCCGAGCGGCGGCTGCAGGGACAGAAGGTGCTTTATCTGCAGGTATAGCTAAACCAGAAGAAGGCGATACACGTTTAGGAAATATGATACAAGCAGGCGCTGTGGGCACAGTTGCACCTAGTGTAATAACTGGTGCATCTGCTATAGTTAGGCCAATAGCTAAAGCAGTTGTGCCTACTATGAAGAATGCACAAAGTAGGGCATACACTACCTTTGAGAAGACCCTTGGTAAACAAGACCTTGACCTTGCAGAACAAGCAGTCAGAAACGCTCCCCCTGCACGTGTCCCCCAAACTACTGCTGCAGTAGCGGATAGTCCCAGATTAGGTGCTATGGAGGGGGGCGCAAGGAATAGAAATACACAAGCTGCAGGCTTTGAGGATATTGATAGACAGCAAGCAGTAGATACCTTTAATAAACTTGTTAATGATACGTCTTCTATACACTCAGCTGAGCATATTGCAAAACGAGCTGATAAGATTAAAGCAACTGGCAGTGCTATATTAGATAAGGCTAAAGTAGATGATGGCGCACGTACAGTTTTAGAGAAGGAATTAGATCCTGTCTTACATTCTAATGAAGTTTGGCAAAATCCAGCTTTAAAGAATGAAATAACTAAAGTTCTTGGTGCACTTCAAACACCAGGCCTGACTGTACAAGGTCTTAAAGTTCATTATGACAGATTGGGTAAATTTAAGGGTGTACCAGCCGTAGATAAGGTACGTGAGTCACTTAGTTTTATGGGCAATGCTTATTCTAATGATGTATTTTCACGTATGGATGATGCAGCCTTAAAAGTTAGTAAAGATCTTGATGATATAAATGCAGCTAATAAGATACGTCAAAACTTTAGGAGTGATGCTGGTACTGTAACTGGGCAACAGAGACTTTATAAAGTGGGCGGAGAGGATATACCGGCTATGAAAGCCGCAGATCTCCGTGATGCTTTAATTGCACAAGAAAGTAAACTTGACCCAGAAAGATATACTGACATTAAAGGTATAACCGAGACACTACGTAAACGAGAATTGTTTAATCCTACTGCAGACGTAGGAGGTTCGAAGCTCGACATCGGTGACCTTCGTGGACCTGTTAGCCGTGCTGTTAGCTCAACTGGTGCTTGGAAAGCAAGACCTTTGGTAGACCTTGTTACTGGTGCAGCTAATAGGAAAACACTAGGCGTAGTAGATGAAGCGTTAGCTGACCCACAAAAGTTTATTGCTCTCATGGATGCAAAAAAGCTGAGGGGAGCGCCTCTAAGTGCTAAAGAGAAATTTATGATGCAGATGCTTGTCAATGCACCGGCAAGATCATTTGGCGCTAGCCAAGGAGAATAGAATGCCACGTGACTCGAACGGTTTTTACACGCTACCTCTTAACCCTGTCGTAGACGGGGATATTATTGAGGCAGAATGGGCAAATACTACTGCCGGCGACCTTGCTGTGCAGATGAATAACATTATGACCAGAGATGGTTTACTTGGACCTACAGAGCCATTGCTTCTTATCAATGGTTCAGTCTTGGCCCCCTCTCTAGCCTTTAATACACAAAATAGTCTTGGTTTCTTTAGAGATTCTATAAACGCCATAGGTGTAGCTATAGGCGGTATGTCTGCATTTAAGTTTAGTGATATTTCTAATGATACTTTTAAACCATTTGGCATTCAAGACGGTACAGTAACTGCCCCTTCTTTAAGATTTACGAGCGAAGTTGATACCGGATTCTATAAAGTCTCTCCAGGTGTAGTAGCTTTGGTGACACTAGGCGTAGAACGCATGCGTTGGGATGACAAAGGTAATATTAGTAATACAATACCTGTTGGAACTATGCTTGACTTTGCTGGTGTTACAGCTCCATTTGGCTATTTAGTATGTAATGGTGATGCAGTATCAAGAACTACTTATGCTGCTCTATTTGCTGTAATTGGTACTACTTGGGGAGTGGGCAATGGAAGCACTACATTCAATTTACCAGATTTACGCCGACGTACTACTATTGGTGTTGGCGGTACAGTTGTTTCAGGGCCTAATAATTGGTTAGCTGCAGTTGGTGGTGCAGAAACCACTGCATTAGCTACCACTAATATTCCTTCGCATGCTCATACTATTAATGATCAACTTCACTCACATGCGACAACTGTTAGTGGAAATACTGGTACTGTAAGTTCAGATCACACCCACAACTTTACCACCAGTGCAGTGGGTGATCACCAGCACATTGCTGGTGTGCCCGGCGATAACGGCGCGTTTTATGGCTTAGCTGATATGTGGCCTGGACTCCAAAATGGTAAAGGTGGAACAGTTGCCTATAGATACTCCTATTGGACTAGCGGAGCTGGTGGGCATGAACATACTGGCGTTACAGGCTGGATAAATCAAAATCACAGCCATACTTGGAGTGGAACTTTTGGATCTAATAATGCTTGGGCAGGTATCAATGGAACAAATGCCACCGGCTCGGGCACTGCGTTCAACAACATGCAGCCCAGCGTGGTGGTCAACAAGATCATCAAGATATGAAGATAGAACTTAATGACAAAGAGCTTGATTATATAGTTAAGCTCTTAATGCAACGACCGTGGGGTGAAGTCAATGCCCTGATTATGAATATCAATCAGCAAGTAGGTGAACAGAATGTCTCTCAACGGTACAATGATCCTCAAAGACACACAGGGCAAGTTGTTGACTACACAGGTTGACGCATCGTTCCCTGCTGGGTTCAATGGTGGCACCCCCCTTGTGCCTGATTGTCGTCTTACAGTTACGCAAGCGACAACGGGTTTGTACAAAGTGGCTGGCCTGTCATATGACCAGGTCGGTCGTCTAGCAGTTACAACAGTTGGCCCCCCTAAGAACTGGGTAGCAGGTATACCTGTAGATAATATTGGACGCGTTTACATTAGTGAAAGTCCAGCATTCTGGTATGCACCAGATGGTATTCCTATTACATTTGCGGGGGCAGTGTCGATGGGGGCATCGTATGCTCCTGGTGATATGTTCTTAAATGGTGAGGAGGGCATATGGCTAGACCCAAGTGATTTCAGTACAATGTTCCAAGACGTAGCAGGTACTATACCTGTAACGGCTCCAGATCAGCCAGTAGGCAAGATCTTTGATAAATCAGGCAATGAGCATTATGCTACGTTCATAGGGACTAAACCTCTCCTAAAGAGGGATGAAGTCGGCCTGTATTATCTTGATTGGGACGGTATATCTACGGCTATGGAAACAGATGAAATAGACTTCAGTACGACAGACGAGGTGACAATTTGGACAGGAATACGTAAGGCCTTCCAAGGCGTATTACATTACATACAGGAGTAAACTATGACTTACAGATACAGTGTGACAGTTAACAATGCCAAGCTTGAGGCTATAGAAACGGCAATCCCTAACCCGAAATTCCAGATCTGGACAGGCACAGAACCTGTTACTATTGCTACACCAGCAACCGGCAGTAAGCTACTAGAGATCGCCCTCCCTTCAAACTGGATGGAAACTGCTGCTGCTGGCGTTAAAGCTATTCTTGCGGCTAAGTGGTCTGGCCAAGCAACAGGTACTGGTACAGCTGGGTATTTTCGTATCACGCAAACAGATGGTACTACAGCTGCTATTCAGGGAGGTATTGGTACAGATATGACTCTGGACAATACCACTATTAATAGTGGACAAACAGTTACTGTGAATAGCTTTACCATCACCGCAGCTAACACATAGGCTAGATTATGGCAGCAGCAGTTGTCCAGCAAGCCGCAACGTCACTCACGACTAATGCGGCAACGTATAATAGCGGGGCTTTCACACCTCCTGCAGGATCACTGCTGCTTGTTATTGTTGCGACTAGTGGACAAGGTACTATTACTACAGAAAGTGTAACCTCTAATACAGGTCTTACTTTCACAAAGATACCTGGACTTGTTGCTACACAAGCTACTGCTCTACGTCGTATTACTGCCTATATTGCAAACGCTGTAACTACAGCAGTATATACTACGCTTACTTA